CCTTAAAGAAATCTCTTTGTAACATTCTTGGTAAAGTTTGAGTCATGAAAGGTAATGACTTCAACATTTGCTTAGAGAAAGTTGAGAAACCAGCTAAGTAGTCGTTTACAACTTTAACTTCAGTTAAAGAGTAGTTGTTCTCACCTTTATCAGAACCTTCTGTTTGGTTAGCGATGTTGTTAGTTAAACCAGCGTTCTCACGATAGTAAACATACAAACCAGTGCTTGAACGTACTGTAGGGATTAAATCTCTAAAGTTAATGCTTTGTGCTGGTTGGATAGCTGGATTAGGAGCATAAGTTGCAACTGAATCACCAGTTAAGTTACCAGATAAAGTCATTGTCTTAACATCAGATAAATCCAAACGGAACTTACCGTTAGACTTTAAAGACTTCTCCATTGCGTCCATGTTACCATCTAATTTCTCCATGATAACTTCGTCAATGTACTTTACTTCTTTCTTAGCAGCTTTCTTTTGAGCAGCTAATTGAGAATCGATTTGCTTTTGTAATTCGTCTTTTACAACGCTTACAGTCGCTTTTACTTCTTCAATAGAAGCGTTTGTGTCAGCTTGAAAACCTTTAAGGTTCTCTGCCATTTCGTTAATTAAATTTTCCATTTTTACTTTTTAAATAGATTGTTAAAATGCTTGATTGCTTTTAATACTTCTTCATTACTTTTCTCCTCTACTACTGTTTCGGTCGGCTCAACTGCTTCTGCGGGTTGAGTGATAGTTTCTACAATATCAAGTTCTAATAATGCAGCTTGTATTTGTTTTATTTGAATCTCCATCAAGGCAAAAGTGTCATCTGTAAAGGTTCCACCTCTAAATGCCTTAATTAAGTTTTCTAAACGCAAAGATAAAGTTTCCTTGTTTTCTTTTAATTCACCCTTGAATCCAAGAGTTGGAGTTTCTGGGTTAGCACCCCAAAGAACCGCTGAACCTTCATAAAGTTTTAACTCTGTGATTGTTCTAACTCCAGTCTTTTGGTCTACATTGCTTTTTAATGTAGTAAAACCGATTGAGTGTTGATTGATTAAACCAGCCTCGTACAATTTGATTGCATCTTCGCCACACTCTGTTTCAATTAAGTCAGTAACCGCAACAAGCATATCGCCTTCAACGTACAATTCTTTAGGCTTACCTAAAGTATGTGCCATATCTGCTTTATGGTCTACTAATGACCAAATCATGTTCTTGCCTTCTGGTCCTCTTTCTTTTATTGTTTTAGTGAACGCTTCTGCAACGATAATATCGCCATCTAAATCTACGTTTCCTAAACGAGACCAACACGCTTTTACTGTTCTTGTTTCTGGGGTGATGTCTAATATCATTTCATCATAACCCTTTTGTTCGATTTTACTCATAAAACAAAGTTATTATATTTTTTATTATTGCAACGCTTCCGCTACTAAGTTTCCAATTGTCATGCCTACTACGTTTCCAAGTAAACCCCAAATTACTCCAGCATCTCCTTTTGGTGGATTATTTTGTAATGTTTGTAATTTACCATCGCTACCTCTTACTGCCTCATATCCTAAAGTACATCTGCAATTACATACGTTAGCAGCACGAGCAGTTGAATCGCCCGGATGCAGCATATAGTCTACAAATGTTTTACCCTTAACCATAAACTTCTCATCCATTGCAACTACTTTACCATCCATGTGTAAATGGTCAGCACTATCTCTTGGTATTCTACGTGTTCTGTTATCTCTTGTCGCTATCCACTCTTTAACAGTTACTAAGCCAGTAGACATCGCACCAACCATTGAGCCAGTATTAGCTGCTCTTGATGTTTCAGTCCTTGCTATAAGTTCTGCTCTATAATCTGTAATACCAGATACTCTAAGCAATGGGATAAGTTCGCTTATAGATAAGTTTTGTCTTGCTCCTTGTAATAAGAAGTTTCTAATCTGTTCCTTTGTAGTGTCGGTAATATCAGAAGCTAATTGGTCTAAACCTTTAGTTTCTAAGTATTGTAAAATAACATAAGCAAATAGGTCTGTCTTAGCTGACTTTTGCTCGAATGGTCCAGAATAGCCCTTTGTAGCCTTTTTAACGTCCTTTTCTGCTATTAGAGCCATCTTTGTACCCAAAGCAACGTGAAGCTGCTTAATGGTCTTTTTTAGGGCTTTGTCGCTTATTTCGTTATAGTCTTGTGTACGGCAAAACGTATCTACTTGCTTTTGCAGTTCTTTTTTGAACTTAGGCGAGTACTGCTTTAATGCGTTTTCATAAAGTTTACGATAATCTTGCCAAATCATTTATTAGGATTGTAAGCCCAGTTCTTTAGAGATATATCCCTTTTAGATGGGCAATTTTTAGATACTGGTTCTCCTTGTTCCATATTTTTCATACGGCTAACAAAACTTATAGTTCTATTAGCTGACTTTACTTCGTTTGCACCCCATTCACTTTTTTTCTTACTAAGTAAGTTCAAGTTTCTTGTTACTGGTCCTCTATCTAAAGATGCTTTCTTAGAACAATCTGTTTCACTCCAAGCCTTTAACTCCGAGTAAGACATATTAACCGTATCGTGATACTTAGAATAGACTTCGTCTACAATCTCACTAAGGTCAGCTTTTAACTCAACCTTTAAATCAAAAAGTAAGTCTAATAATTCGTTGTAACTCATTATTCTGGTATTTGTAATGGTTGGAAATCGTCAGCTGATTGAAGTGAAGATGGGATGTAAAGTTTCTCCATTTCTGCCTCTGGAATATAGTCTGGTATTTCAATTCCCATAATATCCATTTTTTGCTTAGGAGCAATCCACCACGCTTTATCTAACCATTCTACTTGCTCGTTCTTGTTTGCCTCAAGTTCGCCATATATAGATGCATCAAAATCTACATAAATATCAGTTCCTTTATAGCCCCAGTCAGAATGTAGCTTTCTATTAATGTTATCTCTAATACCAGTTAATAATGGTAACGCACAACGTAACGTCAAAGCCTTCTCACCTTCTCTTTGATTATTGTAGGTCTTGTTGTCGCTATCGTTTAATAATTGTGCCGGTACTCCGTAAATATTGCAAAGTGCTTTCATATCCCACTTTTCACTCTCAATAATGTCAAGTTCTACCGGACTTAATCCTATTTGTTTCCAATCTACTTTATAACCACTTACTGCAATAGAGTTAAAGTTACTTGCACCACCTTTCTCGCTAACTGCCTTCTTTAATGCTTGTGCTTGTTGGCTTCCACTCATTGGGTCAAATCTATCATCGTTCATAAAAAGAACTCCAGCTGGACCACCATTCTGGAAAGATGCAACCGCAGCAGTCTTGGCTTCGTTCGAACGAGTCAAGTTTTTCGCAGCAGCCATCAAAGGAGATTGACCATATAGTTGATTGCCAGTAGTATTCCATTGTGGGTTAAAGTATTTGTCTTGTAAAATTTCTTGTTTGCTAAAATCCCAAAGTGGTCCATAATTCAATTGATAACCTGCTATTGTTGGAGGAAATTGTTGAATGTCTGCAATGATATACATATACTGTGCTGGTAAAACGTACAACTCGTAAGGTTTGCCGTTATTGTTACCACCTTCAATCATCTTAGCGTACACAAATGAATTACCAGTAACTAATTTAAAACCAGCCCATGCCTCAATGAAATCACCCCAAGTATCTTGCTCATTAGGGTATTTTAATAATTCATTTAATCTACCATCGTTCTTATATAATTCAAATGCTTTGCTGTGTAGCTTATGTACTTCTTTCCAGTTTTCAATCTTATCTGGTTGGCTCATCAAAGCCTTGTACTTCTTAGCGGCAACTTCATCCACTACCTTGTAAACGTGCCAGGGGGCTATCTTTGCTTTATCAGTAATTAACTTTACAATTGAATAAACTATATCGTTTGCTTGGTAACCATCATTTACAAAGCTAATGTTATCGCCACCTTGCCACGTTACTATCCCTTGTTGTATTGCTACTTGTCCGTTAAAAGGAATGTTAGGTAAAATAGTGTTTAGCTTCTGTTTTGTTTTCAAGAAGTCAAATAATCCCATTTGTGTATATTTTAGTCAAAGTTAAAGATTTTATATTAGAATACGCTTACTTGGAATTTAGGAGTGTATTCAAAAATCATCCTCATTGCCAAACAATCGCTAAAGTCTGGAGAACGACCTATCAAGGCTTTTACTTTATCCTTTGGCATTACTCCTTTTTTACCATCATTATCTACTGACTTTTGTTTGACTTGCTCTAACTCTTGTATAATCTTTTCTTTAGTTGTACCACTTGCATTGATAAAGATTTTGTTATCGTTCATTAACTCTGCTAACTTAAAATAACATTGAGATTTAAGGTTATCAAAGTTTTCCTTTTGTCTTGTTATAGGGTTTTCTAATGGAGAACTATTATTTACAAAACCTTTGCACCTAAGTATATCTACAACACCACCTCCTACTCCATCTTCATCGACTACTATTTGTGAGTTAGGTACTTGATGCTCTGCTTGGAATTGTTTTATAATTTCAGCCACTTCAACAACTGACTTACCGTTGTATTGATGAAGTTTAACACGAAACCCATCCCAAATACCAATGACAGTACTATCAGAGCCAAAACGTGCAACATCACAAGTAATATAGTGTGGGCCAGTAGGTAAATAACCGCTATTAAAAGCATCAAGTATTTTATCATATTCGATTAGTATTGATGGGTCGTTTGAGTATTCCCAGTTACCAAATAGCAAACGCTCCTTTGAAACTGTATCTAAGGTTAAAAGGTTTTCCTTATAGTGCTTTGATATAAATGGGTTATCGTCAATAAGGGATGCAATAAATTGTTTGTTCTTTGCTATTGTACCGTCTACTTGTGGTTTGTAAAACTCCGAGTAGGTCCAGTTCTTAGCTGGGTTACAAGTGTAAAGCACTTTAGGTATTAAATCGTTTTCGTCAAGCTGGTATCTTATCCTTGACTTTATAATATTTCGTGCCTTATCTTCAATTTGGTTAGCCTCGTCTATAAATGCATCTGTAATCTCTAAAGAACCCAACTCATCAAAGTTTGGGTCGCTTGGGTAAGCGTAAAGGTCTTTGAGTAGAATTACTGAGCCATTAAATAATTCTATTTGGCTCATTTGTCCGTTGTATTTGTAATGCTTACCAGCTTCCAAGCCTTGCATCTTTGCCACTTGAAAGAATGACACTAATGTAGTTTCTTTAAGTGTCTTTAATACGGCACGACCTATCAAGCCTCTTGTATTGGGGTATTTTAGTCTTTGTTTTAACTGCCAATAACAACCTAATGCAGTTTTGCCACCACCCGCTCCGCCACCAAATAAGATTTCGTTTGTAGTCTTATCTTCAAGTAAATCTAAAGCTATTGTTTGTTTTATAGATAGTTCCATCTTATATTTGCGTAGAAGCTCTATGGGTTTTCTACTTTGAATCAAACGCTAAATTAAATACCTCAATCTGCAAGTTGGGGTATTTTTATAAACTTCCAGTATTTCCTACATAAGTTTTTTTCTCCTCCCAAGTTATGTTCATGCCACCGCTTACTTCTACCTCTGTTGATTGCTTAGGCTTACCCTCTAATCGGTCTAAGATAATTTCATAGGCTTTAAGGTCGCCCTTTCTTGCCTTAGCTATAATCTGCATATCTAATTGCTCTGCTATGCTAAATTCCTCCTCCTCACCAGTTACTGGGTTTCTTACCTTAGTAACTAACTCAAGTAGTCTAAGTAATCTTGTCTTGCTATTTTGCACCCCTTTAGGTTTACCAGCTGGATTGCCAGATACTCCTTTAGGAAATGGTTTAAGATTTTGTTCGTTCGCCATATCTCACTGTATTTTCATTGAATTGAGCGATAAGGTCAGTACTGCCCTGCCTTCTTTTGGCTGGAATGCCAAACGCATTACTTTTATGCTATAATCGCTTTTTTAGGATAATCCTTTTTTAATTTATTACACAAAGGTAAGATTGAATTATGTAAGGGATATATATATTTTAATTTCCCTTTAGTTATATATTCTGCAATATTATTAGTTTTATATACAATTTTTATATTATCTAAAGTTTTCTTTAGCCCAAATCTTTTGCATTTATCAGAAATTGTTTTACCATGTATTCTTTTATTATCAATTATAAAACTGCCATCTTTTTTATTTTCTAATGATGCACCAACATAAAACCAATTTGTTGCTTGATATATTGTGCCATTATGTTCTTGGTCTTTGTCTGCATAACTAACTATTAATTTTGCTAATGGTACAGATTTTTTTATAAGTTTTAATGATATTGCTAATGCCTTTGATGTGCTTTCTTGTTTCCCATTTAAAGCCATTCTAACTAATTCTATTACTTGACCTTGGTTTAAATTATATGTATTTGCTATATTGTTATTAGCACCAGTACCATATAAAATAACACCGCACCACTCATTTTTATCATTAAATACTGAATAACCAATTGTATTAACTGGTATTGATTTTGCATAATGAAAATTTATACAAGCATATTTAACTGCTTTATTTGATGCTAATTCTAATTTCATAATTCACCAGCTGATACTGAAAAATAGGCTTTTGGATATTTTCTATCAATTAATTCTATGATATCTGCTTCTGCACATTGCAATTCTTCAATACTTGCAAATGTTATTTTTATTGTAGGTGGATTATTTTTTTCATTTCCAATAAGTTCATCATCAGATGGTGCAATAGCAAAATCTGGTATATCTAAACCCCATTCTGTTAAAAGTTGCTCATCCCAATTATTAGCTAAGTCATCCCAATCCCACTCTCCATATCCTACGTTATCCTTAACTATAAACTCTTTCTTTTGTAAATCCGTAAGGTCTTTTGCTTGTACTACTGGTACATCTGTTAGCCCAGCTTCAATACACGCTTTTAGTCTCATGTTGCCACCAAGTACAACATTATTCTCATCTATTACAATAGGTCTAAGTTCCAACATTTGGGGGAAGGACTTAATAGACGCAACAAGTTGTTTAAACTTATGGTCTTTAATAATTCTTGGGTTTTCTGGGTTTGGTTTGATTTGTGATATTAGCATCTGCCTTGTCTATTATATGGTTTTACTGGTTTGTCTTTTGGACCAGATGTTTTTTTATACTTTCCGCACTTGCGTTTCCCAAAGCTGACTTTGTTTATGTTATTTGCCTTCGCCATATTTTTCTATGATTTCGTTTAGTTCTTGTCTTGACCACTTTTTTAGCAGTCTTGATTGGCTTTCTAAATACAATACAACTCCCTCACCTACTTTGTTGCATAGATTACGTCTGTACCCTATAAGATGAAACTCATCAAAGCCATTGCATCTTTTACATTCTCCGTTTACATTGTACTCGTCAAATCTTAAAGCACTTGATCTTTTAACTGGTACAAAATGACCAGCATCCATTTGGTCAGTCGTTTTAGTTTCTAAACAACTAATACAAGTAAAGTAACCATTTTGGCTATCTCGTTTTCTTATGTATGCGTTAAATACCTTTTGAGCCTTTGCGGTTAATTTGGGTATTGTTATTAATGCCATAAGGCAAAGTTAGGGGTTATGTAGCCTAAAAACAACAGTTCGACCATTAACCTCAAATCGCTTCTTTTTTAATGGGCTTAATCCTTGCCTTAAAGCATACTCATTTACTTTGGTTGTTCTTACTGCATAAGCTATGCTTTTAAATACCGTTACTTCTTTTGTTTCTATGTCAATCATTTTTATCGGTCTCGCATTTTCAGTTCCACTTGCTATCATTTTCTCCATCGTTTAAATTCAAAATAAAGGTTTGCAGTTGTTATTAAAAGTATTGCTAAAGGAACACTAATAAAGAAAAATTTAATCCATTTCATAGTTTAAAGTTTAATGCCCAGCCGTTTACATAACCAACACCCATTTGTTAATTAATAAATTTTAGCTGGGCAATTATTTAGATAAGTTTTTTAAATATTCGTTCATTGCGTTACGATTAGCCTCTTTGTCTGTATCGTTTGACATTCTGTTTGTATCGCCCATAGACTTAAATTGTGCGTGTGCCTCCTCTTTAGCATTAACATACGCTTGATGTCTTTGTTCACGATATACTTCTAACATCTCAAAAAATGTAGGCATATCCATACGGTCGTAAACTTTGCCGTATTTAAACTTAGGCAAACCATCTAAGAATAGCATAATGTCCTCAATAGCTAAATTATCCTCCTCTGCCGTTTCAATCAAAGCCAAACTTAAATCATAAATCTGCTCTGTATTCATTCCCACTCTTAAATTAAAATTTAAAAGAGTTCTTGTTATTTGCTTACCTAATACAGTCGCTATTTTATCATTCCCATAAATTTTAGCTATTTGCGGTAATCGTTGGTCTTTAGGTATGTTTTGCATAACCGATAAATGATTTGGTTCTCCCTTTTCTTTGTATCGGCACATTTGATTGTGTACCTCTCCAGTACTACCAACCGCCATTGCGTTTAAAAGCTGTCTGGACAAACTGTTCTTCGGTAGCGTGGATAACTCTTGATTTTGTTTGATTATTTGCATTTGGCTTATAATTTTTGTCTATAAAAGTTCCTTTTGTCATATCTTTTGCCATCCAATTTTTTGCGGTGGCAATCCAATCTCTTTTTTTGTTTCCAGTAGAATCTGACCAATTTTTTATAACCTCGTGATAGTAGGTAAAATTAGCACCTTCATATTGAGTACCCAAAAAACTTGACTCAAATATTTTTATATCATTATAAATACTTTCACTAAAAAGAGTTTGTGTAGATACTTTCCTCTCCTTTACTTTAGTTTCCTTTTCTTTACTTTCTTTTACTTTACTTTCCTTTACTTGCATTGCATCGGCATTGCATTTGCTATGCATTTGCATTGCATTTGCATCATCAGAAACATTATCCCAACGTTTTTGTGCTGCTAATCTTGCTCTTTGTGTTTTCTCAATATAAGGTTGTAAATAGTATAACTGCTTGATACTAAAAAAGTTATCTTGTTCATCTATTGTAAATAAATCATAATTACAAACTACTGCTCTTATTTTTGGCTCACTTGTTCCCATTTCATCAGCTAATAAATCTATATCACCCATTGGGTATTTAAAATCTAACTGCTCCCTAAGAATTTCTAATAATTGGAAGTAAATAGCATAACCTTCTAACCCAAGTTCTTTTTGTACTCTTTTGAGTTTCCTATCGTGCCTTGCATTGGCAAAATGAGGAAAATAAAATGCATCTTTTTTCATAAATAAAAAAGGCTCTCGGCATCCACACCAGTCGGATTGGTGCTTCAGCTTTGAGCCAATAAGTTTGTAATAGGTATCCGACACCTTTAACAAATATACTAAACTAACC